CTTATAGACATAATTCATGACATTGCAGATGACAAAAGACTTCTGTTGCTTGCAACTAGTCCACTATTAGAAGCTAATTTGTATATGTATGGATTAACTTCTGGCATTCCTAAATCTAGCTTGGTACAGCAAATGCTGAATGAACTCAAGAAAGAATCAGGCTCTGACCAAATAGATACCAGAAGAATAAAGGACTACATTGAACAAGGGTTCTTTGAAGGACCGAGTTACTACTAATGGTAACAACTGATAAAGGGATAAGATGTCCTGGCTGCAATAAGAAAATTGCAGAAAAGTTAGTTGGTGAATTATGGACAAGGTGTGTGAGATGCAAGAGAAGTATTCACATTCGCTTTGACAGAAATGGATATAAGGTTTTAGACTAAGAGCAAAATTAAATAAAGTTACAGTGCGCAAGTCGCCATGAGTTCAACTCAGGCGGCTTTTTTTTTGTTTTAAAAAAGGGGTAGTAAATGACATTACAGAACTCGACAGCAGGATTTGATGAACCAGTACAACCTAGTACAAATGGAACAGGCGACCTTGCTCAAAATGAAACTGCAACTCCCTCGGCAGAGGCAGACCCAGTGACATCACAAGAGCAACAACCCACCATGGAATCCCTGCAACAGCAGATTCAACAGATGCGTGAAGACCTTGAAAAAGGTAATAGGGATTACTCCGCTCTTAATGGCCGATATAAAAGGGCTATGGAAGAGAAATCATCTACGGATGAAATTGCTGACTCGATTGCAGCTCTGACAGGGACAGTCAATGCTCTAATAAAGCACCAGGCTACCAACGATGAGCAAGTGTTAGCTGAGGAGCTTGAGAAAGTTCAGGCAGATACAGCTAACAGAACATCGAGCAGATCCTTTCAGAACGCATCGGCTGAAATGGTTCGTGAGATAACAGACACAGTTGAAGAACTGGGACTCAACCTTGAACAATCCGAAGAACTCGCAGACTTCAGGGCTTTGTGGACACCAGCCTATCAAAATAATGATACCTCTGGACTATATGCAGCATACGCAGAGTTTTTGAAAACCGCTAGACGGATTGAAAGAAGTAAGCGTGAAACTGAAGTTGAAGCAACTCGAAGGACAGCAGAAGAAGAGAGGCTAAAACAAAACGAGGAACTTGGTATAAACGACCTGGATTCAGGTGTGGGTATGCCAGTATCTCCAAACGGCCAATCTCTACTTACTAAAATTGGAAATTCAGATGCTACAGCTACTAGAGATGAAATAAGAAAAGCTGCGGAAGAAATGCGAAAGCTAGGAATCCGCATATAAATTTAGGAGAAAAAAATGGCAACTGCAGGAGCAACTTTAACAGATTCTCTTGCCGACTCGATTCCCACGCTCATAGCTTCAGCTAGAATCGTGAGAGAGTTCGCAGGAGTAATGCCTAACCTTGTGGATAGGCAAAGGCTAGAACAAAACACTGGAACAACTTGGAATGAAGTCAGCATGGCTAAACTTACAGCTCAAGCTGTAGGCGAAAGCACTGAACTCGACAACCCACAACAAATGGATGACACATTATTTAGTATCACTCCAACAGTAATTGGGGTACATACAGTCATCACCGACAGGGTGGCTTTAAGAATTAGTGCGAATGCTTATGCTCAAACAGGGTCATTAGCTCAGAACGCTATTGAAAGAAAGAAAGACCAAGACGGCTTAGCTGCTATAGATGCTGCATCAACAACAATGGGTGGAGCTGGACAAGGTTTGGACACTTCAGATATTTCATCTGCAGCGTACATCATTACATCAAACACAAATGAGCCTGCCCCAGCCGATATGCCTATTAACGCTGTCTTCCACGGATTTCAGTTACAAGACATAGATGACCAATTAACAACACCAGGTATTACTGCTGTTAGTGGAACAGGTATTAATGAAGCTCAGCTTGGAGCACCTCTTACTGTTGGTATTGCGGCTGACGCATTCCAAAACAGATACAGAGGAACAATCGCTGGTGCAAAACTTTATGAGGATGGGAACATTTCTATCGATGGTTCTGACGATGCTAAAGGTGGGGTTTTCTCACAAGCAGGATTAGTTCTTGTAGAGGGTCGATCCCCATACGTTGAAACAAAGCGATTACCAGAGTTAGGTGGTGGTGCTACAGGAATGTACATCTATGAGGAGTATGCGTGGGGAGAGCGAAGTTCTGGAAATTGGGTCGTAGAAGTCGAATCAGACGCATCTACACCAGCAGGATAAATTAAACTAATTAACTTTTTTATTTGAGGAGAGTTTATATGCCAAGAGGAAATTTTGGAGAAATAAGAGC